TTTTAGAAAGTTTCAATGCACCTGCACTGGTGTTACGCATAGGCGAGCACAGGATCAAAATGCCTGTGGATTGGCAAGTGTTGATCGGCGAACCCGACCTAGGTGACTTGGAAGTGCTGCCACTAACATCAATTAATGATCGCGGATTCAAAGTGTTTGAGTTTAATCCACTCAGCAGTTTTAGGCCCAGTTTCCACTCAGTGGAAATCATTGATGTGTACAACGAAGTGGCCTGGTACGCGCCCAAACTCAAGAACGGACAGATGTTGTGTGTGCCCATAAACGATGACCCCAATCCCTTGTGCGTTTACTTTGTGAAAGACATCAGTCGTAATTGTGAAGTTGTTGACTACAACAAGGCATGGTAACAGTAAATACACTATGACCCAACAATACAAACACACTGACACTACTGTCAAATCAGTTAAAGCCACTCTGCAAGATGATATTCAGATTCAGGATGTACGAATTGTGGCCCTTGAAAACCGAATCAACGCTTTGATGGAAGAAACACAGCGCCAGAGCAGAGACATTGGCAGATTAAAAGCCTACATCGCAGACCTACAGCGAGTGATCAAGCGTGGATAAACTCAGTATTGGCAATGAGATGGCTCAGCTTGATCTCAAGAACCGTGGGTTCTATGACAGCCTCACCGACGAAGAAAAGAAAAAGTTTTCAAACTTTCTCATGATACGCTGGGGATCCAGCATTCAAGGCACGGGTGAACTGGCTGAATATTACTTGCGCAGTACCAACGAGCGATTGAACAAGCATTTCTTTGCCATCAACCGCCATCCTAAACTGCAGTGGTTGTGTGCCACTGCGGTGAGTCCAGGACTGGGAACACAACGCCACACCTGGATTGCGCCTAAAAAGAAAGAACCCGGTGCTGGCAGTTTGAAAAAGCAGTTGGCCGACCTGTTCCCCAACCGCAAAGCAGACGAAATAGAATTACTAGCAGCAATCACAACCAAAAAAGAACTAGACGCTTACAACCGAGAACACGGCGACAGTTAGTGACTTATCAGTGTCAGTATTGTAAAAAAGACTTTCAGCGAGAATCAAGTCTGGCTGTGCATCTCTGCGAAGCCAAGCGACGCAGACAAGAACAAAACGAACGCGGTGTTCAATTGGGCCTGCAGGCTTACCTGCGTTTCTATGAAACCACACAGGGCAGTGCAAAACTCAAGACCTTTGATGACTTTGCTGAAAGCCCATACTACCGAGCGTTTGTGAAGTTTGGTCGATACTGTGTAAACATCCGAGCCATCAATCCAGCCAGGTTCATTGACTGGGTACTGAAACAAAACAAAAAGATTGACCACTGGTGTAGAGACAGTATCTATACCGAATACTTGATTGACTATCTGCGAGTTGAAGCAGTGGGTGATGCCCTAGCTCGGGCCATAGAATTTAGCATGGAGTGGGGAGAACAAAAGGAGTCACCACCACATGACTGTTTGCGTTACGGCAATACGAATGCCATGTGTGCTGCCGTTGCAGCGGGCCGCGTCAGTCCCTGGGTAATCTTTAACTGTGACAGTGGTCAAAAGTTTTTAAGTGAGCTGAATGCTGAACAAGTGGCCATGATTTGGCCTTACATTGATGCTGATACCTGGCAAAGGAAGTTTAAAGACTACCCAGCTGACCAAGAGTGGGCTAGAGAAATGTTAACCAAGGCAGGATGGTGATATGAGCGCAGATATTGACATTGACTTGGCCGATAGAGACCAAGTTTTAAAATTGATTCGTTACACTGCTGCAAGACAAGTCACTCAAGGACAAGTGCGTCGGCACAATTCTGGTGTGTACGTTACAGACATACCTAGAGACCCTGTACATCAGTGCGCGGCTATAGACTATGAGCAGGCTGAACAATTAGGTTACTTTAAAATTGATCTGTTAAATCAGTCGGTGTATCAGTTGGTGCGTGATTCAGAGCATTATCAACAGATGTTAGCACAAGAACCGCCATGGCATCGACTGTGGGAAGATAGTGCCTGGGCCAGCCAGCTGGTACATGTGGGTAGTTACACCGGACTGTTGGTCACCATGCGTCCAGACAGTATACCCAGAATGGCAGCATTTATCTCAATCATACGCCCAGGAAAAGCTCATTTACAGGGACGCCCCTGGGCAGAAGTGTTTGAATCGGTATGGGATGGAGATGATAGCAGAGGCTATACATTCAAGCGTAGCCATTCAATTTCTTATGCTGCATTGGTTTCGCTACACATGAATTTGCTCAGTCAAGTCGCCTGACCAAGGTAATACTGCGGCGTTTGCTTTTCTTTTTGGCTATTTCTGTTAGGCTGCATACAGGGCCATGTAGGATTTCTAAATCTTTATTAGTAAAAGTTTTTAGGTAAATCCTAAAAGGCTCCCAGTCCTGCTTGAGAAATATGTTGATAGGTATGCTGCGATTGCTTTCCCACCACCATACATTGGCTAGTTCTATGAATTTTTTCTTCAGTTCTGCATCCTGGATGCTGCCAAAATCATAAATGGTAGTGATAAAATCATCGCGATTTTGCACTATACCCACATATTCAGAAGAGGCATAAACACATAGTGTTATAAAGGGGTACTTATCCGTCAATTTTGTAAAAAAATCGCTGCCCATAAATATTACTAAGGATTCCTATGTATTCAACCACTGTCTATATATATCAACAAAAAACCAAAGTGTTATTGATTGACACCAGTGGTGCTTATTTTAAACTGAGGTATGACCCTGTGTACGCCAAACGACTAACCATAAACAAAGGTGTTGATAATGTGATCTTGTTTGAATTTATCAATCAAGATGAAAAGCCGGTAAACATCACAGGCAGCGGCCTGGTTTTTCGTGTGGTCAATCAAGCAGGAGACGCCCTACTGATTGAAAAAAACATGGAAATTATCAACGCTCAGTTTGGACGAGCCAAGGTCACACTGACATCACAAGACATTGTGGACATTGAAGCACAGCCTGCAGGCTACAGCATACAGCGTGCCTCAGGTAACTTGGTGGAAGCCGTGTTTACTGATGCCGCTGCAGGTGCCAGAGCACCCATAGACATTGTGAATTCAGTTTTCCCACAGTTCATACCCAGCGAGCCAGTGATCATACCCACAGTGAATCTCAGTGCACAAGGCAGTTACGGTCCCTATGATGCCAGTCCTAGCCAGTGGCCCGATTGGGCCTTGGGCCAACAGTTTGGCGGCGGCGGTATAGGCGCCCCTTATCAAACCACTGAATGGTACAGCAGCCACATGGCACCACAGGGACCTGTTACAACTATTCAAATGGAACTGATTCATTATACTGGCACAATCAAAGTACAAGGCGCCGAGGACTATCAAGGCATTTGGTACAATGCCACTGAAAGTAGAACCTATCTCAATGAAACTGGCACCATTTATTTCAATGTATTGGGCTACCATCCCTTGTTGCGTTTGGCATTTAATAATAGTCTAGCTACCACATCCAGCCAACCGGGTATTCCAGCCACAGCCAATGCTATAGTGGCCAATGGTGTTATCACCGGTATAACAGTTACCAATGCAGGTCAAGGATACCTGGCACCACCTAATGTAACAATCATTGGATCGGGTGCTGGTGCCATAGCCACGGCCCAAATTGGCAACGGTCAAGTGGGCAGCATCACAGTTGAGAACGGTGGTAGCGGATACCGTCCATGGCTTCCGGGCAGCGCGGCTGCATTTGTGGCCATCAACACTGGCTATCCTGTCAATATCTTCTACCGATAACATTTGCTTTTTGTCCCGCATCCTGCTATAATAGCAAGATGTTTGATGTCTCAACTGCACTGCCGGCCAAGAGAAAACGCACAGCATCGGGCTGGATCAGTTTCAATGCGCCCTGTTGTGTGCATAAGGGAGAGAATCCAGATCGCCGCCAACGCGGTGGCATTAAACCCAATCCTGATGGTTCCTGGAGTTATCACTGTTTCAACTGTGGCTACACTGCCAGCTTTATTGTGGGCCGTAATTTGAGTTTCAAGGCTCGCAAACTGTTGCAGTGGTTGTCAGTGCCCCCAGAAGAAATAGAACGCATCAA